TCATTTGCAGGACACTATCCAGAGTTGGTCTAAACGTGTCGTAAAACTCTGGCTCATCATTTCTCTCCGCATCGCCCAATCTGGGTTTGACGGCACGCTGGCCGAGCGAAGGGTCCCACTCCCCCAGCGCCGGTTGATCTGATCAAGCACCGCCATCACCTTCGTGGCATCGGCCGGCGGTGAGGCGGCGAACAGATCATCGGTGTACTCACCTGGCTGGCACAGATTCAGCAATAACACTTCGGCTTTGCTGTAGTTGAAGCCCGGGCGAAACACACGATCGAGTGCATCCACTGCTGCCTTGGTTAGTAGACGCACATCGTCCGTCGGATACGGCAGATCGACAACCACACCGTTTGAGTACTTGGCTTCTTCCGGGTTAAACATGCCAGTACGGATACTGACCCGTATCTTCTTACATAGTGAATGCTGGGCTCTCAGTTTTTCCGATGCGCGCATCATGTACGTGGCCACTGCCTCCTTGATCGGAGGCAGCTCCTTCAACCGTTTACCGAACATCCGGCTGCAACAGATCTCCTGCTTACGCGGATTCGGTTCGTCCAGCTCCAGGCACGAAGTGCCGGCAAGCTCACGTGCAGTCTTCTCGATCACCACACTGAAGTTCTTGCGCAGCGACCAGGCGTTAGCCCTCGCCAAGTCCATGGCAGTCTTGATACCCATGGCATCCAAGTGCATTTTCATGCGGCGACCCACACCCCATACCTCGGCCACGTCTGTGTTGCGCAACACCCAGTCGCGCTTCACCGGGTCGCAGATATTCACGACTCCGCCGGTCTCGGCCTGCAGGCGTTTTGCTGTGTGGTTCGCGAGCTTGGCCAAAGTCTTGGTTGGAGCAATACCCACACCGACCGGGATACCGGTGCAACGCAGCACCTGGCTGCGAATGTGCCGGCCGAGCAGGTCAAGCTCTTGTATACCTGTGAGATCGGCAAACGCCTCATCGATGCTGTAAACCTCGACTGCTGGAACCATCGACTCAATGATGGTCATTACCCGCTCACTGATATCGCCATACAGCGCATAGTTCGACGAGAAAGCGACGATGCCGTGCTGGCGGAGCTTTTGCTTGATCTGGAAATACGGATCGCCCATTTTCACGAAGGGCTTGGCGTCGTAGCTCCGCGCGATGACGCAGCCGTCATTGTTCGAAAGCACCACAATCGGCACCTTGCCCAGATCCGGACGGAAGACGCGCTCGCAGCTGGCGTAGAAACTGTTGCAATCAATTAGGCCAAATACCGGCGGCGCTTTAGACATGACTGCGCACGCTGCCGATGATGACGCCCCAGATCGCCAGTTCATCACCTTCCAGTACATATCGAGGAGGGTACTTGGGATTTTCTGACAAAAGGATTACGTCCTTTCCTCGAATGCACAGGCGCTTGCACAGCGGATCGTTGTTCAACAGTGCCACGACGATGTGACCATGGGCCGGCTCCAGCGAGCGATCTACCACAGCCAGGTCGCCGTCAAATATTCCCGCCCCCTGCATGCTTTCACCGGTGATCTTCACCAGGTAGACGTGCGGCGCGCGAATGTTCAGCACCTCATCCAATGAGATATGTGTCTCAATATGATCCGCCGCTGGTGAAGGGAAACCAGCCGGCACCTGGAACAGACATAGAGGCAGCTTGCGTCCCACCTCCGCAATACGACCTAAAATTGAATAACTCATGACGCACTACTTCCGATACTGTACAGATGTACAGTTAACTTTCAGTAGCGCTTGCGGTCAATTTTTGTAGGAAATATCTGATAGGCGGACAAGCTATGTGCGGACGACCTTCACAGTACGACGGCATTCATGACTTTGTGGCGGCGTTGAGCATGCTAAACGCCCTGGTCAATAACACCGGCGACCAGCCTGCGAGCGATACAACGCAGCTCCCGCTAGCTGGCGATTTTCCATCAGGAAGGTCAGTATCTGCACGCCGACATGGTCCGATGGGGATGGCGTCCACACTGGGCGAAGGACACGGTGCGTTCCTTCGCGCAATCTGGCCTCACCGGGCGATTATCGCCATCAACAATTGGTTTGAATGGGTAGATGAAGGTGGCCCGAAAAAGCAACCCTACCTAATCCGGCATCGGGACAGGTCACCCATCCTTTGCGCTGCCATCGGCCAGTATCCGGTTAACGACCGTGAAATGAACGAACACGATGGCTTCGTAATTATCACCGCCGACAGCGCCGGCGGAATGGTAGATATTCACGACCGCAGGCCGGTAGTTTTGTCACCTCAACTTGCGGGAGAATGGCTAGATCAGGCAACCCCAAAAGAGCGGGCCGAGCAGATGGCGCTGCTGGAAGGTGAGCCATCTGAGATGTTCGAATGGTTTCAGGTCGACCGCGCTGTGGGTAACGTCAGGAATCAAAGTCCACATCTGATTGAACCGGTAGGCCCGAATTTATTTGCATGACGAATGCTGTGTTCCGATAGCCTGGCCACCTTTTATTCAAAAGAAAAAAATCGAAAGGAAGCTCAATGTCCCACTCTGATAGTGCAGGTTTTCTTGGATATGGCGATTACGAAATTACCGGCTTCCGAAATGAGAACAAAGCACTTTTTGAACTAGCCGAAACCTTGAACAAGCGGCTTATACATCTAACAGAGTTCTGCGCATCGAACTTGAAGGAATCTAATTGGCATGCCAAAGCAGTAGCTGTCCGTTTACTCATGCGCTCATGCGGGTTATTGCAAGCAGTGATATTGCTATCCGAAAGAGGCATGATTATAGAGGGTCGAACAATCGTGCGCGGGTTACTGGAAACTTCTTTTGGCGTTGCCGCACTACACGATGACGCAGAGAATTATATAAGCCTTCTTAAAAGCGATTCAGAGGCGAGTCGAAAAAACCAACTAAAATATCTCATTGACCAACAGCTGATCCCCCAGTCTAATTCCGCTCAAAAAATACAAGAATCAATCGATAACATCAAACCCAAACAAAAATTAATAAATCAGAAGTCCATCGCACTGATGGGGCCACTAGCTAGCCAATATTTAGCCTATCAACGCTTATCAGATGACTCTGTTCACGTAACAGCTCGATCGCTAAACCATTACATAAAGCACAATGAAGATGGCCCGGGCTGGCATTACGAATGGCTTGTAGGCGACCGGGAGTCCGTTGCCAAAAATCTGTATACAGCGATTCTTGCCGCACTGCCTACAGGACTTGGGGTGGCTTGGATAATAGATGAAGTCACCGCGATAAAAGACTTCAGCGATCTTGCCTTGAAATTCCACAAAATGGAACCTTTGTTAATCTAGGCTAGGATGCACGCCCATGGGCTAGGGATGGCCTAGCTCATGCATCTTTGATGAACGCCCCACATAACTCAGACTCAGCGACGAGTAAACCTAGAGGTTCGCACAATCCTCTAACCTCTGTTAACAGCAACTGCCCACCGAGCGGCGAAACCACTATTTTATCGATTCCTAGCCCGGTACTTGGCATCAAGCGCCCGTGTTCGCGCTTCAACTTACTCAACGGTGCCAGAGAAGAATCAAAGCAGATAAACCTGATTTCACGCTCGAATTCATAGCAGTGATGTTTCGCTAGAAATGGAGCAAGAGGAATTTCTCTTTCGTACTGAAAGTTATCTGGATAAAAATACTCTACCCATGCTGCTTTCAACTCTATCCCTAAAGACAAGGATAAAGATTCTATGAACTTCGAGACCGTAGTTTCTAGACATACCGCCCTAGACTCATCGCAGGCACCTTCACACCGGTCCCGCCCATATATTTTCCACATCTCCAATCTTTCATCTTCACAGGAATCCCAACAACTCACGAAGATATTATCTTTCTGCCAAGAAAGCAATTCTGAATTTTGCTCCATACTGGAAATCAAACACTCTCCGAAAACAGTTGCCAGTTTGACTTGAGGAACTGTATCTCGAACTATGGCTCTCGTTCGGTCGCTTGATGGCCACACTTCATTCAATGCGACATCAGACAACACTCTCTCGTACTCTAAAAGATAGGGCGTGATAGTGTGCAAGCCACCTTCCAAATGATCATCAAACGACGTCATTGCTGCAAAGTAATGCCCCCCTTCAACAATCAACCGCTTGAATTTTTTAACCGACATATAGCGACGTATTTTTTCGGTTCCATTTATTCCGGGAATGTAGTGCTCTAGCATAATAACCTCGTGCATTAGAACGACCTCAATGGGCCTCCCTTACACCTCTGATCAACGATAGAGGAGCAAGGGCACTATAGGCATTTCTTCTAAAACAATCCTCCTAACGCAGCTGATTCCCAATTCATGATCACCATCTCGCCGCTGACCTCGGCTTTTCCCTGACGCTGGTTGGTGTTGCTGTAACGGATGTCCAAGGTTTCAAAATGGAAGCCCTCGAACACGCGACGGATTTCTGGATGGTCGTTGATGCTGACCATCACTTTGCCTTTGCAGCGGCGCATGAAGTCGGCCATCCGTTCGTAGTTCTCAAACGCAAAGTCCACGCCGTAACCAGCGGTCTGCCAGTAGGGGGGATCCATATAGTGGAAAGAGTGGGTACGGTCGTAACGTTCCGCGCATTCAAGCCAGGGTAGGTGTTCGACGTAGGTACCGGACAGACGCTGCCAGGCGGCCGAGAGGTTTTCCTCGATCCGCAAAAGGTTGATGGCTGGACCAGTGGTGGCTGTGCCGAAGGTCTGCCCGGTGACCTTGCCAGCAAAGGCATGGTGCTGCAGATAAAAGAACCGGGCGGCGCGCTGGATGTCGGTGAGGGTTTCAGGGCGGGTCATCTTCTGCCACTCGAACACCTGGCGCGAGCTAAGCGCCCATTTGAATTGGCGCACGAACTCTTCGAGGTGGTTCTGCACGACGCGGTACAGCGTTACCAGATCGCCGTTGATGTCGTTGAGGACTTCAACGGGTGCACCCTGGGGTCGCATGAAGTAGAGCGCGGCACCGCCGGCAAAGACTTCGACATAGCATTCGTGTGGCAGAAAAAGTGGAATGAGGCGATCGGCAAGGCGGCGTTTGCCGCCCATCCAAGGGATGATAGGAGAAGACATAAAAAGCAAGACCTTTACTGTATGGATAAACAGGTGCTAGGCTCGCCGCGCTTTGTGCACGGAGCAAGAGCCTTGGCTGGACTTGCAGGGACATTCTGCAGGGACGGCGGCTGGATTGGATGTTGACGCATTCATTCCGGCCGCTCTTTTTCACTTCGGTGCTGAGACTTCTTTGGCATAGGCCTGACAGGCCGCCAGCGCTATCAATCCTCGGTCACCTTCGCCGGTGATGCGGACAATTCGTTGAGCATGCGCTGGGTCAAGTTCGGCTCTTGTGCCTCCATGAACCACGCCGCCGGTGCCGGCAGCGGCTGACAGGCTGTCACTGCCCGGACCGAGGGGGCCGGTGTTGAGTAGGACTGACAACCGGAGATTGGCAGTAGCAAGGCTACTAGCCAGGAGCTGCTGAGCTTTCTGCGCATCGGAGAGTTTTCCGTAATGGGTTTCATCGTTGGTTTTCAAGCGCTCCTCAAGAGCAAGGCGCTTGGCTTGTTCGGTCGTCAGGGTGGCCAGTACTGCGTCGACGCGAGCGGTGGCTTTTTCGGCGGCAGTGCGCGCCCGTGTCTCCAGCTGCTGGCCATAACGCCAGTCTTGAACCACCCACGTGCCACCAGCAGCGGCACCGACAATCACCAGCAGCCCCAGGACGATCGCCCAGGGGCGCACTGCCGGCGGAGTCAGATCGAGGACAGACATAGAGTCTCCTTGGCTACCTTCCACAGCTCACGACGCTCGGCGGCGCCGTTGCCGCCGCCGTTAATCACCCGAGAGATACGATCAAACTGGCCAGCGTCGGCCAGCTCGTTCAAACCGCGATCCCACCAGAACCAGGCCGCCGACAACGCGGCAAATTCGGCCTGTTCCAGCAGCTCGGGCTGCTCCAGCAATGGCAGGCCCAACGCCTTGCCGCACAGCCGGTAGTTGTCATGGAAGGTGATCCCGATCAAACCCCGGGCGCGGTACTTGAAACCGTCGCCGGACGACTCAGGCCCGTTACCGTAACGACCGCCATACACGCGGTTGGCCATCTTTTCCGAGTTGCGCAGGTAACCCTGGGCGAAAGCGACTTCGGCCGGATCGACGCGCCCGTTGTGGTTGAGGTCAAAGCTATACTTGAACAACTGGGCGACCCGCTCAGCTTCCTTGTAATACAGGCTTTCCGACAGCTTGGTCAGTTGCATGGACTCATGCCCGACCTGAGCCAGAAAGGCCGCCTGGCGCACTGATGATCCAATGTCGAAACGCACCATGGCGCGATTTAGGGCAGGCACAAAAACGCCCGCGACTGGGCGGGCGTTGGGGAGGATTCGCAGCAACTGCTGCAGTGTGAGAGGCATACAAACTCCAGGCATAAAAAAACCGCTCAAGGCGGCAGGGGACGCGCCAGGGCGGCGCTATTGCAGGTTGACGACCTTGACCGGCTTGGCCTCTTTCTTCTTGGCTTTGGCCTTGGCTTTGCCCTTCTTGCCGCCGTTGCACTCGACGGTGGTGGTCCAGCCCGATTGGGTGAACACCTGTTCCACGGAATCCACCAGGTACTCGCCATCTAGGCCGACCTTGAAGCCCTGGGCGTAGATTGTGACTTCAGCAAACAGATCCGTGCGCCCGACCATTTCCAGGCGTACGCCGGCCGTCGAGCGATTGAACGCCGCCAGGCGCGCTTTGGCGGCGGCCTCGGCGGCTGTCTTGTTGGGGTGAATGTGCCGATCGGTGTGCACGGCTGGCAGGCCGGCCGGCGAATCGTCGTTGTCCAGGGTGACCACCAACACCTTGCCGGTCGTCTTGTCCTGATGCTTGGTCGCCACGGCCTTGTGCGTGTTGCGATCGCCTAGGCGGAACTGCCAGCGGCTGACATCCCGGCGAGTCAGCGTGAGGGTGCCCAGGGGCTTGCCGCTCGCGCTTTCACCACCTTGCCGGGGCATGACCAACAGTTTGCCGTCGCCGACCTTGGCGGTGCAGTCGTGCAGCTTGGCCAGGCGCGTAATGAAATTAAAATCCGACTCGCTGAGCTGGTCCGCCCGGGGCACTTTGGTGGCCACGTTGCACTCCGGCGTCCAGCCGTTGCGCTTGGCCACGTCGGCCACAATCGCCGACAGTGGGACGTTCTCCCAGCTCCCGCTGCGCGTGGTCTTGCCGCTGCCGCGCATGTCGCTGGCCTTGCCCCGGATCACGATCGTATCCGGCGGGCCGGAGACTTCCACCTCGTCGACCACGTAGCGGCCGAGTCGGGCCAAGGCCGCGCCGGCATAACCCAAAAATATCTCGATGCCGGCACCCCGGGCAGGCAACGCCACGGCGCTATCCCGATCGTCGATGCGCAACTCAAACTCGTCGGACTCCATTCCGGGTTTATCCGAGGTGCGCAGCAACAACAGCCGATCGTTGATCAGGGCCGTAATGTCGGCCCCATCAGCGACGATGCGAAAGGTGGGAGTCATGGATTTTTTCCAAAAGAAAACCCGCACAAGGCGGGCTAGGTCGGTGGGTCGTTACGCGTAACGCGGGATCAGTCCCACAACATCACGACTTCCTCAGTCGCCACCGGCATATCCGGCAGCACGATCAGCAGGCCAGCGCGAAACGGTTGCGGCTCGCCGGCGAGCCCCGGGTTGGCATCCAACACCAGCTCGACGCTGCGACTGAGGTGGCCATAGAAGTTATGGCAAATGGTGTCCAACAGATCCCCGTCAGACGTTCTGCAGGTCGTCGCCATAGCGGACAAACTCCAAGGTAAAAGCCTGTTTGCGTGGAATGCCGCCCTGGAGCAGCGCGCTTTGTTCTTCCTCAATGCTTTTCAGGCACCAGTTGCCCAGGACGTGGCCATAACCGGTGGTCAAGCCCAGCGGCCTCAGTTGCCCGCCGATCCGGCGCAGCGTCTCGAGCTGCTTGATGCCGCCTTTGAAGCCCGGAAAGATCGCGCCCTTGAGCGTGATCTTTTCGTCCCCCATACCAACCGCTTGCTGCGCCGGTCGACGCGACAGGCGCTCCTGAGCCGCCCAACGGAATTCCGTCGATCGCCGCAGCTCGTCGAAAGCGGCCGTGTCCAGATTGAAGAAATACGGCTGCTCCTTGGGGTCGAGCGGCTGGATGATCAGCAGATGCGGGAACGGCTTCACCGCCTCCGGCGCCGGCGTACTGATGCCACCAAAAGCGCCCGTGGGAATCACGTTGCCCAGCGCCGGGCTGATTTTGCCGGCGATCTTGTTCGCCGCCGTCATCGCCCGCCCGGCCTGATCCTTGAGAACGCCCAGGCGCTCGTCAATTTGCGACACCGCCCGGGTGGCCTTGCCGTAGGTGGCCACCACCTGACCGACTTTCGACTGCGCCGCATTCACCCCGCGTAGCACGCGTTGCAGCTTTGCGCCGATCGCCGGGCCAATGATCGGCAGCCCTTCCAGCTCCGACGCAGCGCCGCTGATTTCGCCAATGGCGCCATTCACCGGGCCCATCATCCCATCCAGGCTGCGCCGTCCCGCCTCACCAGCGGAGGCCAGGTGTTTCAACCCGGCCTCCAGTTGTTCCATGTAGGGCATACCCCCTCCTGTTAAACGTGCGCAGCGTCATACAACGTGCGGCTCGATAGCTGCTGAGAGATTTCGCGCATTTGTTGCTCCAGAAGCGGACGCAACTCACGGACCAATTGGGCCGGGTCTTTCACATCACCCTGAACCGTCAGGTGCACCGGTGCATTGATCTCGATTTTCTGATCGACCTTCACCGGCGCTGCCTTTTGCGCGACCACCGCCAGGAATGGCGCGGCGGCCTGCACGGCTTTGGGTGCTTTCGGTACTGCCATAGAGCGCACCACATCCCCCGGACGGCTTTCCGCTTCCGGCAACATGGCGTTGGACGGATCGAATGCCGGTGGTGCACTGGAAGGCGCCACATCTCCCGCCGGCAGGTCTGCCGGTGGGGGGCTGGACACTTTCACACTAAGCGACACCGGGCCCAGCGCCTCCGGACGGGCCGCCTTGGCCGCCGGCGGACTGGTCAACATCAGCGGCGCCGGTGCAGGCACGCGCGCTACCGGTTGCGAGCGCTCCACCAACGGCGCAGCGGCTGCCGGGGCATTGATCACCACCGACGGCGCCGGCGTGTTGGGCACTGGCTGCGCACGCTCTACCGAAGGCGCAGCCGGAGGATTGAGCAGAGTCAGCGGTGCCGGTGCGGGCACGCGTGAAGCCGGCTGCGAACGATCCACCAACGGTGCCGGCGTGGTGGGCATCGGCTGCGCACGCTCTACCGCAGGCGCCGCCGGCGGAATGAGCAATCTCAGCGGCGCTGGTGCTGGCACGCGCGGTGCCGGCTGCGAACGCTCCACCAATGGCGCAGGGGCTGCCGGGGTATTGACCACCACCGACGGCGCCGGCGTGTTGGGCACTGGCTGGCCACGCTCTACCGAAGGCGCAGGCGCCGCCGGTGGACCGATCAACGTCAGCGGCGACGGTGCTGGCACACGTGGGGCCGGCTGCGAACGCTCCGCCAATGGCGCAGGGGCTGCCGGGGTATTGACCACCACCGACGGCGCCGGCGTGTTGGGCACTGGCTGGGCACGCTCTGCCGAAGGCGCAGGCGCCGCCGGCGGACTGAGCAACATCAGCGGCGCCGGTGCCGGCACGCGCGGGGCCGGCTGCGAACGTTCCACCAATGGCGCAGGGGCTGCCGGGGTATTGACCACCACCGACGGCGCCGGCGTGTTGGGCACTGGCTGGGCACGCTCTACCGAAGGCGCAGGCTCCGCCGGCGGACTGAGCAACATCATCGGCGCCGGTACCGGCACGCGAGGTGCCGGCTGTGCACGCTCGACCAAAGGCGCAGCGGCTGGGGCATTGACCACCACCGAAGGCACCGGCTCCGAACCTTGACGCTCAACCCGGGGCAGATCCGGACGCACCACCACAGTCGCCGGGCGTTCACCATCAGCCGGCGCGGTAGGTGCCGGCAAGGCCAACATCAACGGCGCCGCCGGCGGCTTGAATGATCCAGCGATGTCGCCCAATACCGGGGCGATGTTCTGCCCGGCATCGGCCATCATCAACGGCCCGGCGATCGGCATCGAGGTCGACGGCTCATCACCGCCAAACATCGCTTTGCCCAACACACCGCCCAGCGCGTCACCGCCCATATTGCCCAGGGCTGCACCGACCAGGCCACCGACCACGGTGCCAATCACCGGCACCACCGAGCCAATGGCCGCACCCGCTGCTGCGCCGGCGATCGTGCCCGCGAAACCACCCACCGCCTCACCGTATCCTTCGGCTTTCTCATCTTTGGTTGTGGCGTTGTCGTAGGTGTCTTTGGCCTTAAACCCGGCATCAATGGCGGCCAAAATGGCCGGACCTTTGACGCCGTCACCCAACGGACGACCACGACGGACGCGCCCGCCTTTGCCGCCCTTCTTGTCCTTGCCGCCGCTGTCTGCGTCGCTGGGATCCAGCCCGCTCCCACCGGCCGGCAAGTTGGTCACGATCACTTTTTGCGGGATGTTGGGGTTACCCATCAGCGAACCGCGCCCGAGGTTCATCAGGCCTTTACCGATCTTCACCCCGTTGACCACGGTGCGCACCGCAATAAAGCCCGCGGCTACCGTGGCCACCGCCTGGACCAATCGCGGCGATTCATCCGACACCGAGCTAAGGCCACGACCGACCGACGCCAGGCCGTCCGCCACGGCATCGGTCACGGGCCGCAATGCGTCCCCCACGGCGCGCATTGAGTCGTCCATGCCCTGGGCCATTTCGGCCCACTTCTGCGCTGACGTTTGCCGGCGTTCTTCGAGGTTCTTATCCAGAATCCCGGTCGCGCTGGCCGACTCCTTTTTCAGCTTGTCGTACAGATCCTTATTTTGCATGTACGCAGTCAAGGCGCCCTTGACCTGCATGTCCGCGAACAGATCCCCGGTGCGCAACGCTTGCTCCAGGGACACCATCATGGCCTTGGCTTTTTCCGGGTCCGTCTCCTTACCGATTTTTGCCGTGGCTTCGGCCATGGCGGCGGCTTTCTTCGGATCGGTCGCGGCGATGTACTTTTGCGCCAGGGCAAAGCTAGATTCCAGCGTCGACATACCGTTCTGGAGACCGGTTTGCATCGAGCCCTGATAGTCGATCCCTACGTCTGCATACGCCTTAACCGTATCGCCGGAGCCGATTTTCTCCATCCAGTTTTTGAGGTTGTTCGCCGCCTCATCGGAGCCACCGGCGGTTTTCATTTGCACCTGCAGCATGGCGCCCAGTTGCGTCACCGAGTCCATCCCGGTGATACCCAACTTGCCCATGCCTGCCAGCAGCTCAGGGAACCAACGCGCCATGTCGGCCGCTTCAAAGCTGCCCGCCTGACCTTGAAAGGCGATCGCCTCCAGGGCCTTTTGCATCACGGCCGGGTCGGTGATCCTGGCGTTCTGCCCCAAGGCGTTGATCATCTTCGCCGTTTCGCGGCCATCCGAGCCTTGGCCGATCACGAACTTGGCCGCCGTCGGTGCATAGTCCAGGGCCTTGCTCAGATCCATGCCGGCACCGACCAGCGAGTTCACCACTTCGGCCACTTGGTTGCGGGCCATGCCCGAGTCCCGAGACGTCTCGATGATCGTCTTGGACATCTGCACTTCTTGCGGCGTGCCGGCAATCCCCGCCTTGATCGAGATATCCCGAATGATCGCGCCAAAGTCCGCGCTGACCTTGGTCGGAATTGCCATTACAGCAGCGCCGGCCGTGGCCTGGCCGAGCGTACTTTTCAGCCCGTCCCGCCCCTCTTCAATCTGCTTGTGACCCTGAGCTTTTAGCTCAGCCTTGCGCGCCGTACGGCCCAGCGCTTCATAGGCCTTGCCCAGCCGACCAACCTCAACGCCCTGTTTCTTCAGGCTGGAAAGGTTCGCCTCCAGCTTACGCAACAGGCCGGTCGCGCCCTTGTCACCGGAGTCATGGGCCTTTTTCCATTCATCCCGCAGGCGCATGGTGTCGCCAATGGTGTTTTGCAAAACACGCGCATTGGCCCCCACCGCCTCCAGTTGTTTAATCTTGTTTTTGACGTCCTTGAACGCCGCCCCCAAGGAGGCATTGACCGCCCCGCCAATCACCAGGCCGAGCGCTAACTTATTCGCCATGTCTGTGCCCTATACGTCGGGAGGATCAAGGGCGGCTCAATCCGTGAGCCACCAGACCATTTCGGAGAACGGCATGGCCATGATCTCGGCGGCCGAGAAATTCAACTCGGACGCCAAGCGCTTGGCCAAACCCTTCATTTCGGTGGGTATGAAGTTATTCGTCACTGACCAAGCGAAAATATCCGGCCTGCAGACGCTTATGATCGACCAACTTGAGCGCCAACAGATCGCCCTCGCCGACTTGTGTCAGCGAGGCAAACATGGCCATTTCGCGCTTGTCGTCGTCGCCGTCGGCGGCCGCGTTGGCCGCGCGCAGGTCACGCACGCAGGGCGCGCGCATAAACAGCTTGTCCGTTTTGACATCGGTGACATCGATCGGGTACTTGAGCGTTACGGTAACGCCCTCGTCGGTCACTTCCATCCACTTCGGCAGAGCCTTGATTGCTTGAGACATGTTCATTAATCCTTAAAGGCCCAGGTCTTGGCGCATGGACGCCAGTTGGTCAACGCCGTCGATCACCAGCACGGCGCCGACCATGTCGATTTCATAGATCAGGCGGCCGTCGACTTCCAATTTGTAGTAAGTCAGCGCCATGGCGTGTTTGATTTCGGCTTTCTCACCGGCCTTCCAGTCGCCCGGATCGACCTCTTTGAGCATGCCGCGCACGGTCGCAATCACCGCTTTGGTCTTGCCCTTCTGGCCCTTGAACGAGCCACGGAACACCGCGTTACAAGCGGTCTGATCGGCCAGGCCGAAAAACTTCATCGACTCACGGCGTGCGCCGGTGGTGACAAACGAGGCCTCGAGCTTTTCGACGCCCATGTCCATTTCGATCGCGCCGGCCATACCGCCGCCGCGAAACTCTTCGGTCTTGATCGTCACCTTGGGCGGGGTGAAGCTCGGAACGTCGCCGGCGAAGCTGGTGCCGTCGACAAACAGGTTGGTGTTAGTCAGTACTTCAGGAATCATCGAGCGGCCCTCTTAGGCGGTTTCAAGTACTTCGGTCAGCCACTGGTTAGTGACCTCGACGCGGAAATTCGGGTTTTCAGCCGGCGGCACGTCGGTGAAGCGGACGTTCCAATAAACCTTGCCCTGCTCCAGCTGACTGGCTGTATTCAACTCGCCGTCCGCGTACACCTCGAAATTGATCACGGCACCCTGATTTTTCAGGTCGCGCATGAAGTTGGTCAGGCCGTCCGTGACGTCCTTGATGTAGGTCTTGGTGATCGAGCGATCGACCGCCCATTTGTGGCCGTACAGGATCGCGTCCATGACCATGTCTTGCGTGCGCACACGGGTGACAAACATCCACTTCGGATCAGCGGAACAGGTGCGGTTACCCCACAGACGGAACCCGTCATCACGAATGATGGTGGTGATTCCGGCGTTGTTGAGCAGGTTCGCCCGACAGGTTTCGTCGCCGTCGAGGAATTCGATCGGCCGGCCGGTACCGGTGATGCCCACAAACTCTTTGTTCGACGGCGACGCCCAGAAACCGTACTCGGCATCGGTCCAGGCAAACATGCCGGCGACCGAGGCCGAGGCCGGAGCATCGACGGTCGCGCTGGTCCCGGTGTCCCAGTACTTGATACCCGGATCAACGAAAAACGCTCGCTTGCTGCCGAAGCTCTTGCGGTACAGCAACGCAGCCTCGTCGGTGGTATTCGGGCCGTCGATGATCGCGACCGCGCGCAGCTTTTCGGCCAGGGCGACCAGCGCGGTACCGACCGCCAGGGTCGCGGTGTGCTTCGGCGCGATCAGCAGTCGCGGCTGGGCGTTGAACCGGCTCTTGCCGTCCAGCAGCGCTTGCATGCCGGTACGTTTGCCGTCGGCCTGAACGCCGCCGATGATGGCCGACGTCAGTAGCGCGCCGTCGGCCACCTTGGCCACACCGACACCCACAATCACCGCTTTGGAGCGGGCAAAGATGGCCTTGGCCGCTTTGGTGATCGCCGCGTTAGGGCCCCAGGCCGCCACCGCCTCGCTTTCGCGGGTGATCAGCAGCAGCTCATTGGGTTGAGCGGTCGCCGCCGGCAACACTTCGAAGGTGTCACACAGGCCAATGATCGAGGACGACGGCAGCGCGATCGGGCGCGCACCGGTGTCGACGTTCGTTACGGTAACGCCGTGAAAAAAACCAGCCATAAAGGTCAATCTCCAGAAACGAAAAAGCCCCGCATAAGCGAGGCTGAGAGGTGAAGCTATTCAGGCGTTACAGCACGAAGGCAGGCCGCGCGCCGATGCTATCGCCGACAGCCGTACGTGGCGCAACCAGCGACATGTAACGCAGCCCAGCAGCGCCCCATAGCGCCCAGGTACCGCCCCGGTAAGGCAGACGCTCGCCGTAGTTGCGCGTGTAGATGCAATCGCCGTCCGCAACATCCTTATCGCGGAAAATGCCCAACGCCTTGAGGATTTGCGGTGCGGTCACTCCGGCCGCCTGGGAAATGGCGTTAAACAAACCATCCGCCGAGCCTTCGTTGCTCGAACTGCCGATGGTGCCGTTTCGATTGATAATCGTGGTACTCAGCACGGGCGTACCCCCGCTGGCAACAGTGCTGGGATTCGGCGAATCGAATTTCGCCGTTCCGGCGGTGCCTGGGGCCACCAATGCCCCATCACTCAGACGGATCGCTCGCCAGGCGGCGGACGCCTCCGACAAGTCGGCTAAGACTGCGTCGTTGTTGGCGATAATCTGGATTTCGCCGTCCACCATTCTCAACCCGGCTTGCCACTCCACGACATTGCCCACCAGATCGGCGATGCCATTAGGCGTATTGTCGTGCCGCCAACTGGCTGGCCCCGACCCCGTCAACGTCGGGGCCGCTGTCGCAGCGCCAGGCGTCCCACCGTCGACCCGACGACCCGTCTCAAACGTGACATCGGAGCTGCGTCCAAAGGCCGTATTGCCGCGCGGTGTGAATCCGTTCTTCTGACACCACAGCATCAGGGCGGCCCATTCGGCGTTTGTGCCCAAGTGCCAGCCCAGCCCAGCAGAACGAGCAGCGTTGCTGAACGTGTCGAAGTTGGCACTACGCCCCGGGTTCACATTGGGCAAACTCAGCAACTCACCGTTTTTGATGACGCCAGGATAAGCGCCGTAAAAAAACTCGCCCTTTTCAATGCCGTTGACGATGAAAGCCGGGTGCACGCCGGTGCCCAAAGCACCCGGCGTATCAGCCACATCCTCAAGCATGAATTTGGGAACGACGTTCATGTAGCTCGGCTGACCCTTAGCGGTATACAACACGGTCGTTTTACCACCACTGGCCGCCTCGACTGCTGCGCGCAAGTCGTCTTTGATGAAAATTGTCGGCATGTTGAAAAATCCTTAAAGAAGCGCTTACGCAGTTGGCCAGAGGGTAATTACGAGAGTGTTGGGGTCCAACGGTAGGGGCTTCGCCGGCACAATCAACTCGCCTTCATCGCCATGCTCGGCCGGGCTGTACACCATCGGCGGCACTTCAATGTGAGCCAGGTAAGCACCATCACCGCCCACCTGGGCAACAGCTCCGTTATGGCGAATCTCGATGATCGCAGCGGAGTCGATTTGGTATTCGGCAGCATCGACCGTGACACCGGCAACGGTGATTTTTGTTCCGCTGACGCCGAAGTCGGCGACCGGCTGACTTGGCTGCATCAATTTAATCTGAGGCATGAAGAATCTCTCGTTAGTTGTTCAGTTTGCTGACGCGGTAGCGCACCCGCACGTTGTCAGCGGCCGAGGCGAGCTCAAGGGTGAATCCATTGGTCGCCCGACTGGGGACGTTTAGAGACTTGCGTTCACATGGCGCGCCCTCGGCGCTGACCACCTCAAAATCCAGCCGATAGTCGTTGGCCACCAGCGTGGAAATCGGGACCAGCTGGCTGACAGGGCTATCCAGATATTGCGGAAACCCCACTTCAATTCGGCGCGCGTTGGTTAATGTGACGTTGGTCAAGGTTGGGTCAGTAGCGTCGGTGCTGTTCGGTGGAATCGTCACGGTGTAGAGCCGGATCGCACCTGCCGGCACCGCTTCACCAATCGCGGTCACGGCCATTTTCCAGCCATTGGCGGCCAGGTACAGGTACACCACCACCGACGCGCTACCGGCGGAAATGTTGCTCGGCACCGAGGCCATGTTGTCGCCGCTGAGCACGGAGAACGCGCGCCCCTTGGCGAAGCACACCCCGGCGGCCAGATTCAGGTTGCGCGCGGCCGTGGTCGACTTGGTGACGGTGCAACCGGAGACGATGCCCCGGTTCTCAATGAGCAATTCCCCCTCCTGCTGAATTTGCTGTTTCAGCGCCTGAATAGAGCGGTTAGCGACACCTGCTTGGTCCAGGGCGTATTTCACCGCTGCTGTGAGCTCGTCGATGTATTCCGGCGACAGTGACGCTTGGGTCTGCTCGATGCCGGTCAACCGATCGGCCAGGCTGGCTTTGCCGCCCCGGGCGGTGTTCACCTCATCAGCAAACGCCTTGAGAAACACGTCGTTGTTAATCAGGATTTGATAATTGGGGTTCCAGGTATCCGGGTGTTTTGGGTCGGTGGTTTCCAACTGGCGCAATAGCGCCTTGAAAACCGCTACGCCACTAAGATTGGCCATGCGTTCGGGCTCCGGGGTCAGTATTGAAAGGTCAGTTCAAAGTCCATTTCCGTTTCCGGCTCGAACTCTTTGGGGGTGATCACACGGCGCCCAATCAAGGTGCCGTCAGCGGCCAGCGCCGCCACTTCACGCAGCACCCGTACCCCCACGATCGCCCCGGGCAAGGTGGCCACCGCCTTCACGGTGACCCCGCTGACCGTGACCACCGCCGCGATGCGGGTGAACTCGGCCTGTAGCGCCGTATCCTCCAGATCGTAGGGACGGTTACCGGTGCCAAAGGCCAGGTGCGAAATGCGCGGCAGTGCCGTGCCATTGGCGGCCGCCAAGGCGACCTTGCGCCGATAGGCATTGCTGGCCGCGATTGCGGTGGTGCTCATAGAGCCTCCTGAGTAACGGTTGAGCCGCGACGAATGCGCACCAGGCCGCTGAACCACAACTGATCCAGGCCTTGCACTTCGCCGAGGTTGCTGGAGCCGTCGAGGGTGTCCTCGGTGTCGGCCAGTGTTGGGTAGTAGAGGTTTCCGCTCTCGATCCCGCCGAAGCCATCAAGGGTTTCGCCGGCGATGGTGTAAGCGCCATCGAGAAAGTCAGTGCTGTCGAGGTATTCCGGCCGCTCCAGGCGGTTGCCGCCGAGGGCGGTGCCGCACAACTTGATCCGGCTCCGGCCAGTGATTCCGAGCTGGCCACCGTCCAGCGGCTCACCGGTGTAGCGCTCCGGCAGCAGATTGCTGGAGCCGTCCAGCGTGCCGATGCCATCGAGCAGGTCGGCCAGCGTTTCACCGCCGAGCAGGTCGCAACCGTCCAGGGTGTCGAAGCTCGGCACCGTGATGCGCCGGCAATCCTTGAGCACCATACGACCGCGGGCCTTGAAGCCGACCAGCTTGGCCTGCGCTTCGAACTCGGCCGCCGCAAACATCACGATGGCCGCCAGGCGCGATCGAGCTGGCGCGTAGGCTTCACACACCACGGCGATTTTCTTGAGCATGTCCGAAGTGGAAACACCCTCGGCAATGTTCAGCCGTAGCGCGTACTCGGCCCAGTGGTTGGTCGTGAAACGAAAGCTCCCGGCCAAGGCCGACAGATTGCTCAGACCGTCCAGGGTGTTGCTGCCATCGAGCATTTCGCCGCCAGCGTCCAACCAGGCTTGCTGCAGCTTAATGTGTTCAAGCAACTCACAGCCGGGGTAACCGATGGCCGTCAGCGCCTGCTTGATCGCCCAGGGCGTGCCCCGTTTGCGGTGCCAGGCCAGCGCTCCACGAATCAGGTTGCGCCGCTGTTCGTCGGTGGTGGCCAACTCCCAAAAGTCCACCGACAGCGACCAGGCCAAGTGCAAAAAAAAACAGCTCGCCGCACTCATCCACGTTCCACAGCGTGCGTAAATCCAGCGGCAACTGATCAACCGCGAAGGCATCAGCCACCGCGCGCTCCAGCAACGTGCTATTGAGCGGCAACAATCGACTAGACATAGTCGGTCACCACTTCCAGCTCGATGCCGGTACACAGCGCCGCCTGTTGCGGTTTGGCAGCGATACCGCTCACCGGGCTCAGCAACACCGCACGCGCCGCACCGGGCTGGTGTAGTGCCGCGTACAAGCCCGAAGGCTCGACCGCCTCACCAATGGCAAATTGCTTGACGGTGTAGGCCTTGGCGGCCGCATTGGCAGCCAACAACAACGGCTCAGGGGCTGCCCCACTGGCCACGAACAAGCGCGCCTTGAGGACATAACGCACCACCGTCGCCGACACCACCAAAACCGTGTCATTCAGCGGACGGACGTCGTCCGCTGATAGCGCGGCCCGCACGATGGCCAACAGCGCCGGCGAAGCGACACCGTCACCACTGCGCGACAGCACGGTGACGCGTACAACCCCAGGCTCCGGACGGTCAACCTTGGCGTCCAGCACCTCACTGCTCGCACTTTTCGCGTGGTATCTGTACGCCGCCAAGGGTCCGGCCGTGCTGTAACCATACGGAGCCTGACGACCCCGCTCGCGATACTCATCGTCGCTTTCACCGTCCAAGCGCTTGGCATCGAGCAAGGCCAGCACATGATCCAAATCCGAACCCCGGGAACTGGCCAGCAGCACCGACCGGGCCGCATCGTTGATCCTGGCCCGCATGGTCATGCGCTCGTAAGCCACTTCCTCCAACAACTTGACCACCGGATCGGATTCCAACACCGCCGACCACTGGTCACCCATGGCCACCCGAAAGCGCCCGAGAATGCCTTGATACTCATCCTCATAATCCAGCGTTTCGACCAAGTCCGGCACCGGCAACAACGACAAATCGACGTTCATGCCTTCACCTCCAGAATCACTTTGCTGCCCAGGTATTCACCGTGCAGCACCAGGCCGACCTGCCCGTCCAACACTGATTCGACGCTGACTTGATCCAGTTTTATGCGGGGCTCCCAACGGCCGAGCGCGCGAGCCACTTCAGCCTGTACCGTGCTTTTCCAACCCCCATTCACCGGCAAGTCGACATAACGGCGCAGATGGCTGCCGTATTCCGGTTTCATCCGGCGGCTGCCCAGCGGCGTGGTCAAGATGTCCTCGATGGACTGGCGCAGATGCGCGATGCCGGAAATGGGTTGCCCGGTGTGGCGATCCATTCCGATCATCTACATCACTCCTTGAGCAGTTCGTGTTCCGCGCTTGCGTCCAGGTAGGCCACCGCTTCAGCATCGGATGCCGGCACGGAGAGTTGGCCCTTGAGGACGGGCAAGGCTCGCCCGGTTTTCGGAAGAATGAGGGTGCGGGAGGTGTAGAGTTTGTCGCGGTAGACCTTCACCCCATTGAATGGCACTGGATTCTGTCTAGGGGTTTCTTCGTCTTTGGGTTTGTTCACGATTATCTCCAGGCATAAAAAAACCCGCACTCGGCGGGTTGTGAGAAAAATACGATCAGTGTTTGTGGTTGGCCGAGTTGCCGCCGGCGTCCATGATCTTGCCAGCGCCGGTGATGTCCTTGGCCACGTTCAATGCCCCGGCAATCTGCACATCTTTCGTTACGCGTAACGCACCGGCGATTTCTACGTCGGCAATCAACTTGATGTTGGTGGTCGTTACCGTCACGGCGTTATCCGTGGTGACCGATTCCGTGGCGCCTACTTTGGTCACCACCCGCCCGGTCGGCAGGGTGATGGTGTAGGACTTGGCTTGCCAGTCGTAGACGAGTGAGCCGCCATCCGGGAAGCGCCACACCTCGACATGATTGCGGTTGTCCGGACGCGCGCCGGCATCCCCGTATAGCCCCGGAATAAACGTGCCCATGCCGGCCTCGCCGCTGGGGTTAAACAAAATTCCCTGCTCCCCAATGCTCGGTGCCCGCCAATGCCGCGCTTCACCAGCCGCCAGGCTGTGCCAGCGCACCCAAGCGCTGACCCAGTCGCCGGACTGGACGCGCACCGCCGGTGCGACCAGATCCACCCCAACGACAACGCAGGGCATCAACATGGCCGCGATCATGCGGTCATGCTCGGCGGTTGCGTAACTCATCCCTGCGACTCCGGAGCGACATAGTCAGCCTCATGCCCCGGGCCAACGTCTGGACTGAACCCGAACACTAGGGAACCCGGCGGCTCATCGGGCCAAGGCCATTCCTCAACGCCGAGGTAAAGCTGGTGCGTCCACTCAACCAACCACACCACATAACCGTCCAATTCAGGCTTCGTCCAATCTTGCATAGCCTGGACAAACTCTGCCGGCTCAACCTGTTCGTCCCACGTCTGCCCCCGGAGCAACACCGCCAGTTGGGAAGCAAGCTGCACAGCCTGCTGGCAGTGCCGAGGAAGAATGGGGTCGACAATGATTCGCGCCTCGAACCTGCAAATCAGTGTCGTCTCACCGGACCCGGTGTCTGGACCAGGTTCCATATCGGATAACTCAATGAACACCGCTGGCAGCGCAATCCGATCCTTGATGTTCGGCCAGGCCGTTACCGCTCGGATACCTGACAGATGACGTGACACATGTTGTTCGATGGCCTGATACAGCTGGTCCAGGCTAAAAGGCTCGTCAGCCATGCGCAGTCCTCTTTAAGTACTTCTGCAGCTCGAAGTTGAATTCTTGCTGCAGGATTTCGAGTAACCGTGCATCAGCACGTTTAACCCAATTATCGAAGTGCGGCCTGGCCTGCTCGAGTGACACCTTGGCCTTGGCCAGCGGGAAGCGATTCCCGTTTTCCGCGACCCATCCCGAACTGGCCCCCCGCCCTGCTGACACCGTGCTGTCTGGATAGTCATTCGCGTTGAAATGCTGGCTCGCTGTGCGGATCCAGATGTCGGGTTTGTTCCCATAGACCTGCTTGAGGAAAGCTCCCTGGTAACGCCGTCCTGCTACCGACACACCGCTGCCAGTCTGCCGCGCTCGACCGATGCGGCTGGACTCAATGGCATTGAGACCAAACCACAATTTACCGCTGGCCGCGCCACCGGCGACGGGGTAGCTACGCAAGCGCTGTCGAACTGCGGAGACGGCAATTCGCTCCTGACGACTGACCGCCCGTGCAATGTGTGTACGCAGCCAACCCAAGGTTTTGTTGATCGCTCGACGCTGCGCGGCGGCAGCGGCTTTAGGCACGACCTTGGCAAAATCATTAAACGCCTTGAAGTCTGCGACCGACGATTGAATGGAGATCATCCCGCCGCCGGCCGAGGGCTTGAAGTAGCTACCGACACTCATGCGCGCATCCTCAAGATCAGGGCCACCAGACCGTCGCCGCTGGGCTCCAGCTGCAGCAGGTCATAATCGCCGCCACCGTCCAGCGCGGGCAGGTCGATACTGACCAATAGGCCTTGTTCCAGCCCGAGCGAATCGCTGACACGAATCTCAAACCGGGGCTCACGCAACCCGGTGTTGAGTTTGCCAAATTGCGGCTGCAGCCAAGGCGCCGCGAACATGCCTAAGACCGGCGCGTCCCGGCCTTCGATTCGTGCGGTGTCGCCCAGCGTTTCGAACACCACCGCATCGATCTCGGCGACCAGATCGCGAAAGCCCACGGTTACAGCTCCAGCAGGATTTGCGCGAGTGGTCGGGTGCATAGGTGCAGCGGGTTAGACTGCGCTTCGCCAGCCATGCCCTTGTTGAACGGCAGCGGTTCGATCTTGCTGTAGTACGGCACGCCTTCCGTGTTGACCGTTTCCATATAGTCGGCCGGGGCAAATACCGAGATGTACAGATCCGGGACGCCCTCGGGAATCAACAGCGCCTTATCGTCATGGATAAAAGTCACGCCGGCGATCTTGCCGCGATACCGCTCCCACACGATGCCGCCAAACTCGAAACTCTCGCGGGCATCACCACGCAGTGCCGCCGCCTGTTGGCTGTTGAGATAGGTTTCTTTGACCGATTTATGCACCAGCAATTTGTTCCAGAAATTCTTACCACACAGCGCCCGCGAGCCACTGCTGGTGACACTGCCGAGCGCGTCTTCTTGCAAGTCCAGCGCTTCGCCACATTTCACACGCAGCTCGGTATCGACGCTGTTGAGGCCCATGGACATCTTCTTGCGGGTCACACCGAAGGTCTTGTAGATGTCCAGCAGCACGGTCGAACCGTCGGCATCAAGGATCTGACCATTGAGCGCACCCATGCGCTGGAATTCATGCGTAGCGTCCAGCTGCCGGCGAGCTTTAGCCAGACGCTTATTGACCACGTCCTGCACCGCCTGCAGCTCCGAACGGGTACCGAAGGCTCGAATACCCTGGATCTCATCAGCCTTGATCGCAAAGCGCTGCGGCAAGTGCACGGTGTTGAACGGAATCATAGTGCGTTTGGTTCCAGCAACCACCAGACCCGATGTGCCGCGCTCACCCGCCGGCACCAATGCCAGGGTGTCGCCGTCCTTTTCGATCTGCACCGTGAGAGTGGTGATGCCCTCTTCCTGAAACAGGCCGAGGCTACTGATGCGACCGGGCAGGTATTCTTGTTCGTTGATGGCGGCAGTCAGCGAAGAGACCGAAAACGCGTCGTCGTTAAAAATTTCAATGTCAGCCATGAAGCAATCTCCGGAAAACAAAAAACCCGCACTGGGCGGGTTGGGTCGTAATGGATGTCGTCTTAGCGGACGATCAAGAAGTGGGTCGCCAGCGCTTTTTCAGCTGCAGGATCGAGGCCGGTGAGATGGGCTTCGCTGACTTCGGCCAGTCGGACTATGGCGCGACCGCGACGGGCCACATCCGACTCGCCGAGCGGGCCGTACAGAATGGCGATCGCGTTTTCGCTACCGTCCTCGGCGGTTGGGTTGTAAGCAGCAAACTCCCCACTCGCACTGATCAAGCCGAGAATCTGGCCAGGCTCGAGCGCGGCGCCGGCAGCGACGTTGATGGCTTCACGGGAAATGGTGCCCGCCGCTTCGGACAGGAGGAACTCACCTACGTGCATCGGCTCTCGTTGAATGGTCATCGTCTTGCTCCTGTTGCGGATTGGGGTTTAACGGTCCGGGCGGCCTGACGGGCGGACCAAATGGACGGTTGATCAATTTGTTTGGCCTGCACTTTGGGTGCAGGGTCTTCGTCCAGCGGCAAACTGTTGTCGATTTCGAAGCCTTTTCCGCTGGTGACGATCTTGTCGAACAGACGTGCGCGAACGGCCGCCACATCGAGTCCCGCAGCGACGTACTCGACACTGAACTCTGGCAAGCGCGCCGCCACGCAAAGATCGTTCACGGCTTTTGCACGGGTCAGCCCGGCTTGAACGATCGCCTCGCTTTCAAGCTGGGTAGAGCTGAGCAGCGGCTCAATCAAATTGCTGATCCCCGACTCGGTGCATCGTTGGGTGATCATCAGTGCGAGCTTTGCCGAGTCGACCACGGGCGGCGTGAGGGGCGGATCGTTCGGCTCCAAGTCCGGGTCAGGTTCATCAGGCTCGTCGAGCTGAGCGAGCAGGTCAGAAGGCGCGTGCTGGTATCGTTGCAACACGGCACCTTGACCCAGGCAAGCCTTAACGGAGACACCGTCGCCGACTTCATCCGCCAGGCCCAAGGCCACCGCTTCACTGGCCGTCAGCCAGGTTTCAGCGGCAACCAGCCGGCGCAACTCTGCTTCGTCGATGTCCGGTGCCTTCGCCTTGTAGGCAGCGATGATCGCCTCCATCGTTTGATCGAGGACGTCGGCCACTTTGCGAAAGTCCTCCGCGTCCCCGGCTGCATAGGTCCAGGGGTTGTGGATCATCAGCATGGCGTTGGACGCAATGACCACCCGGTGCGCGCCGCACACAGCCACACTGGCTGCACTGGCCGCGAGCGCATCGATACGGCCGGTGCACCGCGCGCCCAATCGCGACAGCGCGTTATGCATGGCCAGACCGTCAAACAGGTCACCGCCAATGCTGTTGAAAGCCGCGACCACCGGCGAGATGCCGTCGTCCATCGCACGCAGGTCCTGCACGAACTGGTTGGCCGTAATGCCCCAGGCGCCGATCTCTCCGTAGACAAATACTTCGATGACACGCTCTGCGGCCTCGCCACTGGCCTGCAGTGCGTACCAGGTTTTGTCCTGCACCTGCACACGCTGACCGGCCTTGTTGTAAACGCGCGGGCGCGCTTTTTTGCTCATGGTTGCTCCTTTTCGTCGAGGGGGACGAATGCATCGAGAGTGGTGTAATTGAGGCCAAGGGCCGTGGCTCGGGCCAGATCAGCGGCGTTTTCTGCGTCAACCGTTTCGGCGTCGTAACCCGTTCGCAAGACCATTTCGCTTCGCGAGGAAAAGCCTGCCTGCACTTCCATCCGTCGAGCTTGAACGTCCTGCACCGGCTGGATGTAGGCCCAGCCTTGCGGGACCCAGCGAGTGCGAAGGTATTCGCGGCGCCGTTGTGCGTAATCCTCAAGCACCAGCACACCCGACAGCACCGCCATGTCCATCCAAGCTGCGCGCACGGGGCGGCAAAGCTGATGCACATAGACGCTGAATTGCAGCTGCTCGAGCCGGCGTCGGAATTCGTTGAGCACCACGCGTAGCGCTCGGTCGTTAACTTCGCGCATGTCTCCGGTAAGGATTTCGTAGGGCGTCCCGGTACCCGCTGCGGCGGCCATCAGTTGCTGCCGCATAAAGTCGGGATAGTTGTTGCCGGCATCCGGCGGCTTCGAGAATTCAACTTCTTCACCTGGACCCAGCTCCTGCATGGTGCCGGGTTCCAACGCGACCATCGGCGTGAAGCCGTCACCGTCTAGATTCAGCGGTTGTCCGGTGACCGGATCGCGCGGCACTGGTCCGGAATCAGGCGCCGGCCGACTGATGAAGCCGGCAAACAGGTTGGCGACCTCCTGCCGGAACAACACGGCGTCATCGTAGTTATCGAGACTGCGCAGGCGTTTCAAAACCGGCGACAGTCGCGGTACGCCGCGCAATTGGCCCGGTTCGACCGGTTCAAAGATGTGCAACACCTGCGAAGCAGGTACGCGGACCAACTGGTTGTAAGCAGCGTTCAGCGATGAGGCATCGCGCGGGTGGGACAAGTACATCCAGTAGGCCACCCGTTTACCGCCGGGAGTGAACTCAATTCCCGCACGGATGATATTTCCGGATTTGGTCGTCTCGAATTTGTCATGCGGGACGAACTCCGGTGCCAGCGCTTGAATTTGCAGCGGCACCGCCAGCCCCTCATCCAAACTGCGCGGCCGTAATCGGACAAAGCACTCGCCCGAGGTTTCGACCGTGCGGGCGATCAAGGCCTGCTGGCCGTTGAAGTCGGTGCGTTCATCCGCGTCCGATTCATCCACCCAATCGTCCCACAGCTCCTGCAGCAATTTGCGCAGGGCTTCATCGTCGGTCTTTGGCCTTGGCGTGATGCCGGTGCCGATCAGGTTACTGACACGCTTGTCGATCACGTTATAGGCATACGGGTCATTGCGAACCGCTGCCCGGGAACGAGAGCGCAAGTTGCGCAATGCCGGCGTGTTGATGCTGTTGATCCCGTTGTCAGGAGCATCCCAACCAGTCGAACGACGGCCCTCCCCGGCGCCTTCGTAACTGGCTTTGATGTTCGACGGCAACACGAATCCGTTACGGGTGAGCGTCGGAAAGTGGCGAGCCATTAGATTCCCTTGCCTCCGTGATACAGCCGAACCACCCGAGACCGTGGTCCGGCAGCGCTGAGCAGCGAGGTGCGAATTTCTTCGCGCGCTTTGAGCAGCTCGTCAACTGTGCGGTACTCGACGGTACGGTCGGTGTACCGCACGACTTTTTCACCGCGAGCGATGGCCGCCTCAACTGCGTCGAGGTGCTTCTGGGTAAAGGACATATCAGCGTCTCTTCAGGTAACCGCTGGTGGAGCTGCGGCGTTGAGATGGCGGTGCTGCGGGGCGCGATTGCACGACCGGAGCAGAGGATTGCGTAGACGGTTGCGGTGCAGCAGCTGGGGCTGCGGGTCCAATGACGCGTTCGCCTTGAACAGGCTTGATGCCCAAGGCTTCGTCAAACAAACCAGACTGCGCGAGGGACTGACGCACCCGCTCCCAATCGTGTTCCTTGTAGCGATTGAGGCCCAGGTAATGCGCCATAGCCAGGCAATACACCATCAGGTCGAGCGCTTCGTTTCGCTCGGCCTTGCCCTTGACCCATTCGATACGTTTGTGGCCACGGATGTAGCGAGCCACCTTGCGTTCCGCGACGCACTGGTCGAAGAAATCGTCCGGCAGGTCATTGGCAAAGTGCAGCGCACCCGGGCCGGATTCGAACGGATAGCGGTTGTAGATCCAGTCCTTGGCCGTGTCGGTACCGACAAACCACAACTCGGCGCCATTGCGTTCGGTCTGGCCCTTCCAGGTCACGTCAACCATCGACGGGCGTTGAGCAATGACCGGCTTACCGGGTTTGCTCGCCCCCTTGATGGCAAACACATTCCGCCAGCGACGAACGCGGCAGAACTGGTACACCTCATCGGTGTGGTGTCCGCCGGAGTCGACGGCCGTAGCGAGAATGCCAAGACCGACACCGCACGGATGGCGATATTTAGCCTTGAGCAATTCGTCCAATGCGGCCCAGGTGCGTTCGTCTGCGGGATCACCCGAGACCACCTGGTAGTCCACAACCCAACGCTCCATGCCGACGCCCCAGCCCATGGCCATGAACTCAAGACGGTTGGCCTGAACGTCGACGGCTCCGGTGATCATCATCACAGCAGCCGGCAGCGAACCGAGGGTAAAAGCTTCCAACCGCGCCCGCTGTCTCAGCACGTCGGCTTTGGTCTGCTCTTGAGCTGCGTCCCAAACCTTAGCCAGACGGGTGTTGTAGAACACCTGCATGGGCTCTAGATCGCCTTTGGTCTGGGCTTTTTTGGCCTTCTCGAATTGCTTGGCTAGAGACTTCCAGTCCATCCAACCGAGCGGCGAATAAAGCGCATTGAGGTGGAAGCCCACCGTCTCGCCGTCGCCCTCGGCGTGAGCACGCCATTCGCCGTCGGTGAGCATTTCGCCCTTGTGATACTCCTCGATCAGCACGTCACATTCAGGCCCAGCGCACTGGTAGTGCACCACGCTGAAGTCCTTCGAGTAATGCAGCCGTTCCCACTCAAGGATCTGCATGTGTCCGCAGCTCGGGCACGGCACGTAGTAGTGACGCTGGTCACTGCCGTCGAACAGGTCGGAGATCCGAGACGCGCCCTTGATCGTGGGCGAGCTGGAGAAGTAGAACTTGGCGTTGCGGCCAAATGTACTGCCTCGGGTTTCCGCCAGTTCGATGGGATCGCCCTCCTCGCCGATGTCGACTTCCCAGCGGTCGATCTCGTCGCCGTAGACGTAGCGCGCCGACAGTTCCGACAGGTTGGCGGCAGAGCCGGCGGTGGTGACATACAACGTGCCACCCTCGAACTCCTTGGTATCCATGGTGTTGCGCGAATCCCGCGAGCGGTTGGCCGCCACACGTTCGCGCAGTACCGGCGTTGCCTTGATCGTTTTGCCGATACGCGACGACACCCGTTTGGCCAGACCGAGACTTGGCAGCAGCGCCAAAATATTCGACGGCGCCATGTGCATCAGGCCGCCGATCCAGTTCAACCCAATCTGGGTTTTCATCAGCTGCGACGCGACCATGGTGATCACACGCTTGCAGGGGTGAGCCGGCGACAGACAACGCATCGGCTCACGGGCATACGGTGTACGCGAGGTGCGGTACTGGCCCGGCTCAGCAGCGCCGGTGTCACGCGGTATCCGCATGTACTCGTCGGCCCACTGATCAATCCAGACATCCGGGTCGGGCCGTAGCCCACGGAAATACGCCTCTCGGTACACCTCTGCACCGTCAGGATATTCCGTAGGCATAGGCTTAACTCGTGGTCAGTGCTTGTTCAAGGTCCGCTGAAGACATGCGTTCAGCGTCTTCCAGTGAGCGACGAATTGCCGCCGTCAGGTGCTTTTCGATTTCCCACGGGTCGGTCATGGACGCCAGTTCGGGAGCGAGTTGCGGAGGCATGCCGAGCAGTTGGTCGCGCAGCATTCGACCGGCGTTGTACGCGCCGGTTTTAACTGCTGACAGGACGACCAACGAGCCCTTGGCCTTGTGCAGTTCGATCTCGGCGAGTTGAGCAAGGTTGTGTTCGCGCAGCGCGCGGGCCTTCTGGAAGTCGGGCAGCTGCCCCGCAGGCATGGCCGCGAGTGGCGGTGCAGCCGTTGACGTCGGCTCGACCTGACTGGATAACTGGCTGTACACATCACGCTGAAGACGGTCTTGGTGATGCCGGTCAGCGACTGCCGCCTTACTGGGATCCGCTGTGTCGCGAATCAACGCTTCGCTGGCCGTGACATCGACCTGTTTACCGTCGGAGGTCAGCACCAGACGGTTGTTGTTTTTCAACCAAGTAATGTAGCTGGGTGCCCTGCCAATCCGAGCCGCGAAGGCGCTTTTTGACAGGTACATTGGTTCTGTCATAAGCCCTCCTTTTCAACGGCTTTTCAATGGAACCTTTCGATTTCAATGGATTGAATTTCAGTAAGCTGGAGAACCTGCCGCTAACAACTTCCCGCGGGTTTCCGACCCCGTACCCACCGGATAACCCCAGGGTCCCCGGCGGTTTTCGGTGCCCCCGGCCGGTGCATCACCCCTGTTCACCGCCGGAGGGTGGCACTTCACAGACACCCAGCCGTTTGGCGGCCCAGCGCTCGTACAACCCGATGGCAACATCGGCGCCGGCCATCGCAGTCAAACAACCTAAGCTGCCAGCCGTCCAGATCGACATGCCAGCAGCAATCATTAACATCATCGCGGAAACACCGCAGACAATGCAGGCACCGGACCGGAGTGCCAAACGCCGCAACAGTGCCCAGCCGCGCGCACCATCTTTATCTGCTCGCCACATCTCACCCGATACGCCACCAACCAAGGCCAGTACGATCACTAACCAGATTGGCATCTCTGCCAGCGCTTGCTGCTCATTTGTCATGTTGTGCCTCGAGTAAATGAGCATGCCAAACACAAAAAAGAAAACCCCGCCGGGGTGGCAGGGTTTTCAGTGTCGTGGCTTTCGCCATGACGGAGTGCACAGCACGTGCTCGGGGGAAGCGCCAAGGCGCAAATTTCATATCGTGGTGACTTTTTACCCCCTGAGTACGGAACCGAAAAGGGGGCATTTTCGGTTATCCAACTCGACGCAACTTTGACGCGACTTTGAATAGACTTTGAGGCAAAACACCCCGACCAGCGGTCAGCCACTTGCGGGCATCAGCACGCTCGGCTAGCACCTCCAGCAGCCTCTCGTGCAGGCGATGCACCTGGTCGTAATAAGTCTGCTTGGCCTTCGATTCCAACCCCAAAAGATGCAACTGCATCAACCAGGTCGGTGCCGGGTCATCGCCGTAACGCAGGCCAGCCAAACGCATCAACCGATCACCCTGCTCATCCTGCCGGCCAATCTCCGACAGCGCCGCCCCAACTTCCTGAGCGACTGCATCGGGACCTGCACCCGCGCCGAGAATGATTCGCGACCCAGGTGTACCGCGAGGCGCTGAACCACCCCACTCCATGATCGTCGCCATCGGGCTGCCCATGCCACCGGCCTCGCCGTTGTGGCGGCATTGCTCGCCCCAATGCTTCAACAGTACCTCCATTGCCTCGATCATCGCCCTTCCCCCCGATAAACCGAACCCGACACAAAAAACCCACAACTCGACACAAACCCAACACAAAAAAATCCCTTTAAAATCAAAATCTTTATTAACTTTGAGTTGAGTGTGTTGGGTTTGTTGGGTTTTTCTGCCCTCGCATAAGAAAAAATACCGCCCTCCGCTTTGAGTGCAAATAACGTCACGCATGCGCGCACACGACGCCAAACCCAACACACCCCACACACCAGCCGAGAACCCGCGTTACTCAAGGCCTGAACCTGTGTTGGGTAGCCAAAACCAACCCGACACACACTCAACACACCCAACACACTTTTAGGCGTATTCATGCGGCAGCCGCCTTGATGTGCTCCCAGTTGTCCACATTCCAGCCCGCCAGCTTCGCCTGGGCCCGCCAGCTGTTGACCGTCTTGCCCAGCTCGGCCGCCTTCAATGATGGGGGAAGGGAAGCGTCGGGATCGTTCGGAAAGAAGAACGCACCAAAGCGTCTGTTGCTGCCTTCAGTCCAAGGGATAGAGCGCGTTTTGTCCACCTCCGAGCCGATGAACAGCGAGAACTTCGTCTGGCTCATCACATGCTCTTTGTTGCGATGACACCACTCAAGGAACAGCGAGTAGAGGTCGGTCGAAAGACATACACCCCACAAATCGCGGCCCAGCTCGCCGAACTTCCATAGGTTCAGGAAGGTTTGCCAGCCCGCCCGACTCAACGCCACCAGACGCTCACGCGCCGATGTGCTCGGTGGCCGTGTGCGCTGGTCAAAATCACCGAGGTCAATCGACAATAGCCACCCGTAAAGCGCCGCTACGCCGCCATTCTTCAACTCATGGCCGATCGCCTTCTGGCGAACTTCGGGCAGGGTCTGTTCCGGCCACATTACCAACATGCGCCGGTCACTCTCGCTGATGGGCCACGGCATGATCTCGTTACTCAGGAACACCGCGTTCATGTGGTTGGCTTCTTCCCAGCCATTGATGAACTTGGACTCCATACGCACCGTCTTGCCGGTGATCAAATGCTTGATCTTGCCCACCTGGTTGTAGCGCTGATCGCGGCTGACAACCTCTTCAAATACCGACCAAAGCTTGCGGCTTTGCCAGGCGTTGAAGTTGCTTTCGAGCTGGGTCTGCCCAACGGTGGCAGCGTACTGGCCGTAAAGCATGCCCATCGCGTCGGCGAACAACAGGCTTTTCCCGGATCCCTCCATGATGGAGTGCATCAATACAGCCGTATCCATCTTGGCACCCAGGTGCTGCAGCGGGTACGCCATCCACCGCGTCAGCCACTTCGCGGCATCCTGATCATGGTTGCAGAGGAACGAAATAAGCCAACGCAGGTTTTCGCAGGCAGCTTCGTCATTGACTGGCTCAAGCGGCAAACCGTCGAACGTGTTGATGTACACGTTCGGGTCTTTGGTCATCGTCGGGTCAAATACAATATGGTCAACATCAACCACCCGCCGCTCGCTGCTGTTCAACCACAAAGGGTAGGTATCACCGAGAGCCATCTTCACAGCGCCTTCCGCCACACGCCGTTTTTTCTCCCGGTCCCACACGTCCTTCGTGCCATCTATGTAGACGTAACGTTCGGTCGGCGGCATTCCAAAAGCACCACCCTTCTTGCCCGACATACGCCGCGATTGCTCGATGTCACGTACGTGGTCATCGGAAATCAACTTCCGCTGTTCGGTGTTCTCCAGCCACTGTTTTGCCAATGGCTTACCGACCCGGGCTTCAAACGCTGACTTCTTCATAACCCGCGATTGGTCGAAGTCCCACACGTGCGTTGTCCCTTCCACCAACGCAAACCGACGCAGAACGTGTTCAAGCGTCAACACCTCCCCCGCCCCCCCATTAGGAGCCGGAGCGGTCTCGCTGGTGGCGTCGACCGGATAGCTCGGCTCGCTCAAATCAGCGGATGGGGTCGGGGGAAGATCTTCCGGACCAGGTCGTGACGAACGCTGCATGCCCAACATTCGCGCAGCATTCTTCACCGCCTTCAATTGATCGCCGCTGTGCTCGAGTAAACAGAACACCTCGAATGCATCATTCTGATGCCCGTTCGCGAGTGGATCGGCGCCGTGGTGCGAATACACCTTGTCTTCGGTGATTGTTACACCCGGCAGGCCGGTGCTGCTCTGCGGATAAAGCCACTTGCTGCCCCGCTTTATGTAACCGTGCGTGCGCAGTAATTCCTCAACGTTGTGGCAACGGTTGAACTCATCGATCACCGACGGCTGTTTCCCCGCTGCAGATGCTGAACGCTTGTTGACCTTCGCCGGCGAAGTGGTTGCCTTGATCGCCCATGGGCACGCCGCCTCGGCATCACGCTTGAAGAATTCCCAGTTCTGCCAAATTGTCAAAAGATCGCTGGTCAACGTCGGTAGACCATCGGTTCCATTTGGCGGCGTCCTCCAGGTATAAGGCTTGCCGGTACCCGGATGAATTGAAGGCGGGAACACGTCCTGCACCAACCCAGCACGCAGCTCGAACACCGTGAAGCGCTTGTACTCATCGGCCTCCGCGCGCGCCGCAGCTTCCCCCGCAACATCGCCCTGCTCTTTCGCAGCCTTGCCTTTTTCCATCAGGCCTTTGTGAATCGAACCGTCAGGGTCCTTTTCATTTGGCCAGGAAAGAGAATGCCGGGTCAGCTCAATGCCTTCCGGCAGTTTGAACAACACCCGAAAGCGCGCTGGGTTACCAACAATGGTCGGATACACCAACGCCATGGCATCCAGATCGACACCCAGCAGCTCATACAACACATGCCGCGTCCACTGAACGTCGTCGACATCCAGCGAACAGACACGGCTTGGCCCAAGCACGACGCCTAGATTGTGATTAGGGTTTCGTTGCCAGAATGCTTCGGCCATGGCGGCATCAGTAATGTAGCCACCCGGCTTGTTCCAGCCCAGGCCTTTTGGGGCTTTCTCACCTGGCTCTATGGATACCAGGGCGAGGTTGAAAGTATCGATGTAACGTTTTGCCCATGTACCGATGGCTATTCCTTTGGCCGGTTCAATCATCGCCGGGCCTCCCGCAACCCCTGACACTCGACGCAGGTTTGGCAACCCGCAATCGTCTGCTGTCGCAGCACTGGAATAGCATCGTCGCAATCCGCGCAAAATTCGGCGCTGATGCGGCTTGATGGCGCAACACGGATACGCTGAAGAGCAACGTCCAGAAGGTATTGCGCCTGGTCGTTGGCGCGATCGATTTCGTCAGCCATGGTTGCGATCCTCCATCGCCTGACGAGCACCCGCCATGATGCCAAGGATTTCGCGGATCACGTCCATGCCCTGCTTTTCAAGTTCGAGAACTTCGTGGAGCTCCCAAACGTTGTCGGCGGCCCCGTCGTGCATCGCAGCTACAAATTCACCGGTTTCGCCGAGCAATTTACCAACGGCCTTCAAAGCGTCGCGGGTTGCTGGTACCGGCACCGGGCGATACCAAACAGCGCCGGCTGGACGCATCAGCGCATCAAGTAAACGCGAATCGCCCGTGAGCCTAATCAACTCTTCAAGCTCATCAGGATTCAGCCAGCGGCGCTCTTCATCGAGCTTGAGTTTCTTCTGGAGGGTGTCGTTGTCCAACACCATGTCAAAGGCAAGGGCGGTGATTCCGCCCTTGTAGTCTCGACCAGCCCGATAGATCGCCTGGCGCAATGGAAGGACCGGACCTGCGTCCGGCAATAGATCTGTTCGACTCATAACCGTAAATCCCCTGTTTACGGTGTAGCCATAAGATGGGGTAGTCCCTATCCTACAACCACGACCGATGTGCATGTGCTGTGTATCGTCGTAGCTGAGCTGGGGCATTCTTTGGTGAGAGGTCCCAGCTCGGCATCCTTCTAAGCGGCCGATTTAAGGCCAGCGTTTTTTTTCAACTGCGAGTAAAGGCCCTCAATAGCCTTTCCAGTTACATACCGAACATCGGCACCTTTAGCTGCACGATTGATTGTTGGCTGGGTAGTCCCTACACGCTCTGCGATAACCCGCTGGGATAAACCAGACCGCAGTAGCTCCGTGAGCATTTCTTGGATAGTCATATCGTTCACCGATGCGCTTTCGCATTGATCGTCACAATACACAAACGTATTGATTGATTCAATACAATCCGCGATACGTTTTTGAATCAAAGGCAGACAATAGTGATCGGCGACCGCATTGCTCAACGCATGCAAGAACTGGGATTTTCTGAAGGTGAGCTCGGCCGTCGCTCGGGCGTGCCTCAGCCAACGATTCATCGAATCGTGACGAACGCCGTTGCTAGCCCTCGCCACGATAATGTCGAAAAAATCGCCAAGGCTTTAAAGGTCAGTAGCAATTGGCTTTGGAAGGGAGGCGAGCATAAAGACCCAAGCCCTGACCAAATAAAAGACCAAACAGCGCCTCAGTCAAACGTCGAGCCCGGCCCCGCAATTAAAGGTTATGTCCCATTGATTTCATGGGTTCAAGCAGGAGCTTGGTGCGAAGTGACGGACGTGCGAACACTCGATGACGCGGAGATATGGCTACCTTGTGCCGCTTCACACAGCAGCCAGAGTTATGCCCTTAGGGTTCGCGGCCTGTCGATGTTCAATCAACATGAACGTCGTTCCTTCCGAGACGGGGACATAATTTTTGTGGACCCAGCGAAAGATGCGGAGAACGGTTCACTGGTAATCGCCAAATTGGTGGATAGCCAGGAAGCTACATTCAAACAGTTAGTGATGGAGGGGAGTCGTCGATTCCTCAAGCCATTGAACCCGGCATGGCCAGAACCGATCATTGAATTGGGCACTGACGCTATGATTTGTGGCGTGGTTTTCTCGAAACTAGAAATTTTCTAATACGTTTCACCCCTCAAAACAGCCCGCGCCCTGCGGGCTTTTTTCTGTCCGACAGAATAATCAATTCAAATACGTATTGACTGATCCAATACGTATTTGTATCGTTTGCATCGTTCCCTCTCACCAAGAGTACGACCAATGCAAACCCCACAGCACAGCAACACCCGCTGCCCGGTTTACCTGCATCCATCTGCATGCAGCAGCCGCGCAGCAGTAGAAGCCATCCAGAGCAGCACTGGGCTACTGGTAATCGCGAATCCAAAAGGCCTCACAGCGACCGTCACGCCATTCGATGCCACCAATGTCGCCGATGACATCACCTGGCCGTTCGGAGGCGATGCAGCATGAATAGCTACCTGATCCCACTCGCTAAACAAGAGTTGCTGCATCACATGCTGCAGGTGGGTGGCTCTGCGGTGTGCCCACTATACCGGCCAGAGCAAACCATTCACGCAAGCATTGAAGTTGAGCTTACCGACGGCAGCGCACTCATCAGCGTGGACTTCGGCGATCACACCGGCGAACTGACCCTCAAGCGCTCAGATCGCGCCAATCACCTGCACCTGCGGGATTTCATCCAGGACATCGCGAACGGCCGCATTGAGTCAGCAGCGCCTACGCCGCCGCCAGAGCAACCCGGTAGCGCAGCGCAAATCCAGCAAATGCTCGCCGAGTCGGAAGCACTGCTGAACAACGTTCGAAAACTGCTCGCAGCCTGAGGACAGCGTCGTGAATCGCACCCTGGATCAAACGGCCGCCGTGCTCGGCCTCAAGCCCCGCGCCTTCCGCACCAAGTTGCGGGAACTGCGCATTCTGACCAATGACGGCGACCTGGCCAGCCATCACCGCGACAAGGGCTATTTGTTCTCGGATCCGCGCAGCGTCCAGATTGGAAACACCAACCGTTACAGGCATTACGCCGTAGTGATGGTGAAGGAAGAAGGCGTCGAGTGGATCGCCAAAAAACTGAATATCACCATCACGCACAAGGACGCCGTAGCATGAGCCAGAACGCTATTACCCAAGCCATGGGCGCACCGAAACTCATTCCGATGCTCCTCAATCACCCTACTGTCGTCAGCCGTGCCACGCTGCTTAGCGCATCAGCCACAGCCGTGCATCTGCTGGAATCGCTACCTCCGGTCAGCGCCGAACTGGCTGAGGTTTTCCGCTGCGTGGACGCGGTCATTGGCGAAGGACAAGTGGCCTATGTCACCCCGACCAAATCACTGGAATACCCCTACGGCGCCGTTGTTGCTGATCAGCACGGCAACGTCTGCGCTGCCGCCATGGGCAAAAGCAAAGAAGGCCTCGCCGAATTGATCCGCCTCAAGCTGCTGCCCCCATCGGAGGGGTTCGGGGAGGAAGCGGCATGAGCAACACCCTGGACCAACTTCGGCGCCAGTTCGCAACACCGTGCCCGACGCTCGCAGCCGTTCGCGAGCACTACTTCTCGCACATCCAAACCGACCGCCACCTGCTGGCCGAGATTAAGAAGGGTCGCATCAAGCTCACGGTCAAGCGCCTGCACGACTCAACCCGTGCCAAGCCGGTGGTTTACCTGCACGACCTTGCAGACTACCTCGACGCCCAAGCGTCGACCGCAGCGGCCTAATTCATGGTGGCCCCTGCCTTCCAGGGGAAAACAACTCGCGATAGATGAGGCACTGCACATGAAAGTTAAAGACACATCCCAGTTCATCGGCGACATTTCTCACCCGCTGGCGCGTTGCCTTAACTGCAGCACCCGCGAAAAGCCATCCACCATGGCGGAGAGGGTATGAATACAATATTTTTACTGGTGGCTCAATATGGTGGAAAAGCTGTCATTCCATTGACCGATGTGTGTGTCGATTACATGGGCTTAACAGTTGAAAAATTCAAAGCGAAGCAAATTAGTGGAGAGATAAATATTCCGGTAGTAAGACTTGGGGCCAACAGCCAGAAAGCCGCCCTAGGCATCCACTTAAAAGATCTAGCTGACTACATTGACACCCAACACCAAAAAGCAATAATGGAAGTACAAAAAATCGGATATAGAAAATAAAAAAGGGCACAAAGTGCCCTTTTTTTTATGCGACTTCTTCCCAATGTAAATTAATACCTTCTACACCATCAAAGACCGACATATTCTCCACTTTCTTACTTTTCAAACTAAGACTATGTAGCTTTTTTAAATTAGCTAAAGGCAGTATATCTATTGATGATTGACACTCAATATCCAGATACCTTAACCCTTCACACTTTGCGAGAGGGATGAGATCCGGCATAATTTTTGAATCGATTGATAGAGACATAAGATTTTTAAGATAAGAAAATGGAGTTAGGTCCGAAATCTCCATCCCGGAAATATAACAATTTCGCAAATTTTTCAGCTTAGCGATAAATTCAATATCAGAAATAGTCATGTACATCAGTCCAATTCCGTGCAGACCAACCAGTTTCTCTAGTGGCGCAAGAGAAGAAACTTCGCACCTAATCAAATATAACGAATTCAACCATTTCATAGCAGCAATGGCGGTTAAATCTTGAATAGAAATACGTCTCAAATCCAAATTCGATAGTTCTTTTAAGCTCTTTACAAAAGTAAAATCTTTAATAGGCACATTATCAATTTTTAGGAAGTTTAGATTTCTCAAATTGGCGATAGGAGAACAATCAACTTCAGGCATACTATCTAGATAAAGCGTTCTCAAATTTTTCAACGCAGCCAAAGGTTTTAAACAATTAACTTCCACCCCCTTGACGCTTAAATACAAAATACCTTTGAGTTTTGCGAGCGGCGACAAATCAGAAACTTTTAGATCATGCAGTTCAAGAGTATGGATAAATTTCAACCCTGAAAGCGGCCCAATATCATCCACCGACAAATCATGCAGTTCTAGATGTTTCAATCGATTTAAGCTCATCAAAGATTTAACATCCTTAACAGGCGACGACAACAATTGCAAAACCTTCAAACCTGTCATACAGGTCAAAAATTCAACGTCGGCTATCTCTGCGCCGTTTATGCGCAAATACATCACGTTGATAAATTTCCTTAAACATGAAGAGTCAACAAAGTGCGTGTTTTCAATAATTAAAATACGCACCGACTCCGGATTTAAAACGTCATCAACCTGATCAAAAATCTTACCCTTCAACGACCTATTATCTTCATTAGCTCTTACAGCTGGTACTTTACCAATTACGGCAGCATACCCTGCGTCCAAGAGCGATGACAACACACCAGATTCAGATCCATATCGTCTACCTTCCCACTCACTAAGTGCAGTTGAACCTAGGCTCACGGCTAAACCGTCCCTAAGATCCGTACTTATCTTAATATGTTTATTCTTGATAATTCTGGAAGCTAACTCAGATGCACGATCATATGGCTCAAAATCTTGAATTTCTTCTCCAAAAAGAATCCGCACAAGATCATCGACCCATTCCGAATCTCGTTCACCTGATAAGAGCTCAAATAGAAAAACAAGTGTTTCAAACCAATGAATCTCACCGCTCCAACTAGTTAATTTACTCTTAGTAACATTTGCATCGGGAGGTAGTTTATTTTTGATAAATGCCGGACGGACTATGCAAGAGTCTAAATAACAGGCACAAAAATACTCTTGAAAACTCAAATGTACGAAGGCGTATCTCGCTTCCCCCCTTGGTAACAGCAACCCACTTCTCCGGGCTACCCAGTCCAAGAAAGTCTTAGCTGCTTGTTTGGGTGATGGGACACCGGAAACTGCCATAGCATCCGTTAGCCATCGCTCTACATCAGACTCATCAGCAAGAATACCTGTATCTCGATTTCCATCAGTGTCGCGAGCGGCCTGCATTTTGAAGCCAACATATGCCAGCCAAGCTTTTCGCTCCTTCCACCCATACTGTGCAAGAATATCACCTGGAGCGATCTTCCGTTGTTTGTCAATGGTATTAATGTATGCGTTGACGATTTCCTCATAAAGCAAAGCTTTTCCATCTGGCAAATGGGCACGTTCTCTATGAACTATCGCCATCAGACTTAGGAGATTGGGAGTACGCGCCAACTTTTGCGTGACCTCAGACTGGCTTAAAGCTGCGAGAAGATCTGTAGTTTTCTGAGCAGCTTCTTGCTGAGTCATACACCGTTGTCGATACCAATTTTCAGCAAAGGCCGCAATGCGCCCTTGATCAAATGGCATTAAGTAGCGAATATGCGCCCACTTCACTGGTTCTCTTGTTTCTAAATATTCTGCCGTGCGAAGTTCTGAAGGGTGTTTATGTGAGACATCAATATAATCTGCATCAGCGACGAATTTTGACTCGAATTTTTTGTCGGAATATTTTTTGCCGACAACGCTTAAAACAACTCCATCCAGACCATCGACAGGGCCATCTTCATAACCAACTATCCGCGATGTAGCTAAAACACATCCCCCTTGCTCAGATGCAGTTCGAATCCAGCCAGCTACAACTTGACGGTGAGGCAATGGTATCTCATCAATTCCGTCTAGTATTAAAATATAAGCGCCTTGAGCCACACGCAACGCTAGGGATTGCTTGACCGCACTGATAGCTCTGCTGCCTAACAGCTTATCCGCAACGGAATTCGCGAGATCGACAAGGGTTACATCAGCGCTAAACAACTCTACAGGCATATCACGTAATACACACGGGATAGGGACACGATTTTTCAAAGCATCTGGCAAAGGTGAATTTAGCCCTGAAGCCAATCTCCATGCTAGCCAATTACTAAGAGTTGTTTTTCCTCCGCCAGGATCCCCAAGCACTACGAGCTGTCGGAAATCTTGTAGTTCGTTCAGTAATGATCTGCCTGCTGGCCATGCGTCAGGATCACTATCAGCAGGAACAGTAATTTGAGCTAACAGAGGTGGTACAAACAAAGTTTCAATCTGCACTGGGGGGAGATCGCGCATTGAGGGTAACGCTAAAGTCTCTACAACACCGTGGCGTCTTTTTACCTCACCCAGATATGATCTTAAATTTGACTCATCCCAAAGATCAGGGACACTCGATATAAAATCTGTCATATCAACTACCTAGCTAATTGTTTTCCAGCTAACAGCGGTTTAAAATCCACCGGCCTAAGGAAGTCTCGATAGCGACGAATCAATTCATCAATCCATAACACATCGATATCGCCAGGATTAGGGTATTGCTGAGCCCAGGAAGGCGGCATTGCAGAATCAGCCTCAAAAGATCTCGTAGTAAGCTTTAAAGCTGAAGCCCATATCGGTGCAATTGGAAGCCCTTCTGGACTAATACTTCGCTCGCCATTACACCACGCGAGAAATTCCACCCAAAAATCCGGATTAAAATGCCACCGCTCCCAAAGATCTCTATGAAATTGATGGATGTAAGCTGCAACTGTAACACGAGCCGCCCATATTGATTGATCAGCAACCCCCTCTGGAAACGCAACACAACCAGAAAATCTCGTCCATTGGTTCGCGAGCGCTTTCAACCTTCGAGGGTTAGGTGGCAAACATACAGCGTCGCCCACACATAAGTTGAAAGAGTCAACGTAATTTTGAGGCACGGACGCTGATAACATTGCACTAAAAAGAGCGCTGGCATTTTGAGGAAGCGGCAGGCGATATATATCTGTACAAATCTTCTCCAGGTAATGACTAGCTCTCAGATCTAATTCGCCAGCACTGGCACTCCCTGGCGCTGAAATTTCCTCTCGAATCGCGTCAGTCAAAACATTTTCATTCATACCCAATACAAAAACGCAATTAGGCAAATTCAGATAAATTTTCAACCCCTCCAAAAGCCTAAAGGCAGCTTTTGGATTACACCGATCTAAATCATCGATGAAAACGACTATTCGTGACTGCCCCCCCCTCGGCAGCAGGCTCAATATTGTATCGTGAAGATGTTTCCGAATAGAATCAGTATTAAGAAGTTGGGCGTGATGGTTCGCCTCCCACTGATCTCCTATCTTCTGAATTTTCTCAGTGCTCGGAATCGCTTCAATGCCGATAGCCTTACCTACATCGCTCAAGCTATCAAGGGTATATCTTAAGGCAATTTCACCTAGCTTCGAAAATTTGGCTTGAACCATAGGCATTGCTGAAAGCTGCCGTCGTATCTCCTGCAGCAAAGCCACAACGGGGGTCAGTTCATTTTGGTAGCGCCAGGCATCAAACCATACAGTTACAACATTCTTACTTACTTTTGATGGCTTAAAGTGAGCACCTTTAAAAACCGAGCCATCTTCATCAAAGCGCCCACCAAGATGATGTTGTAACTGCCTCATAAAACTGGTTTTCCCACTACCCCAATTACCGTGCACCCCTAAAACATGCGGAGTAGGGCAATTCTCAATCCTATCGGTGATTCTTCTGAGCTCACACTTCCAAGCCAACTTATCCACCAACGTCGGCAGGTCATCCAATAAAACCGACAGCTCCATGTAAATTGCGCTCCTCTACCCAACTATAAGGCACAATCGCAAGGTGAAAAGACTGCCTCTGACCACTCAGACCCGCCACTTCCAACCTGAATATTTGTCGCCTCGCTTATTCAGGTGAGTGTACCTTCTCAGAGAGTTCCAGTCTCTATGCCCTGAAACGCTTGACACCCTGGGAATGTCCCAGTCCATTTCGAACAGCCGACTCACCCCGTCATGCCGCAAATCATGAAAATGCAGATCCTCAATCTCAAGGAAGAGACATGCTCGGGTAAAGGATGCCGACACTGACCTGCTGTTGTAGGGAAAGATCTCCGTTTCCGCCTTGGGCATCGACTGAAGGATCGCCCAGGCCTCATCTGGCAAATGACACCACACATTATTACCAATTTTTTGCCCGGGGTTTTTCATGTCCCGCACCAGGACCGCCTGCCGGGCTTCGTCGAGATCGTCCCAACGGATCCTCGTAATCTCCTCCTGCCGGCGCGTCGAGAAGATTGCGAAGGCGATCATCTTCGGCATGTCGATCTGGGCTTTACGCCGGGTCTGCATCTCGAAATAGTGCTCCATCAGCTTGTCCAGCTCCTCCAGAGTCGGCCGACGATTACGCTCCTTGCTTTTGCTGACCATGCCGAGTTTGCGCAACACCTTGCGAGCGTCCGGCATGGCCAACGCATCGACCTCATAACCCCACGCCGGCCGTGCCACGGACAACACTGCCCCCAAGTGAGACAGATCGTTGCCGACGGTCTGCGCCTGGACACCACCGCCTGCCTTGCTCATGCGCCATTGCGCAAACTCCACCAACTTCTGGCTGTTCAGCGCCGAGTCGTTGAGCTCCCCCAACCAGGTGTCCTTGATAGCTTTCAGAGTGGCATTTTTGGTCTTCCCCAGTGGACGAATTTTCTCGTACTCGTCCAGGTACTGCTCGATCATTTTTTTGATCGTCACACCCTTACGGTTTGCACGCGCGACAGCACCTGGCTCGGCCAGTTCGGTTTCGCGACGCTTGATCCAGGCCTGGGCGACCTGCTTACGGTCGAAGGTTTGGCTTTCCTGATAAACTGTCTTCCCGTCCCGATTGATCCGTATCTGCGCCGTGTAGGCCGTCGAATTGTCCTTACGCTTACGTGATGTGATCGTGCCCAT